GGGTGATGGCAAGAGAAAATGGCCCCCTGGAGGGCCATTTTCGGTTTTAGTGCGGTGCAACCGGCCGTCAGATGGTCTGAACCTGAGCAGATCGCTGAGGGACTCGCAGGATAAATATAAGGAGGGCTGAATGGCCTTTGCAGGATTTAATGAAGCGTCGCTGGCCGCCCTTAGTCAGCAAGGAGGGGTAGATGAAAATGCTAACCAGAATCAGAACCAGGCTGCAAGTCAAGAAGCTGAGGCTACGGCTGCTGCTGCTGCGGCTGCAATGCCTGCTATTACGCTGGACTTATCACAGGATACTAAACCGGAAGATAAGCCGGGCGTTCCAGATGCGGCTGCTATCGCTGCTGCGGAAGCAAGCAAGGCGGCTGCTGCTGCTGAAGGTGCTGCTAAACCAGATCTGAACTCCGACAAGGTTGTCACTGATATTGTGACTGAGAAGGGCTTTGATCCTAAAGCTCTCCAGGCCAGAATCATCAAAGATAAGGGGATGACCCCTGAGTTGATCACTGAGTTGAAAGCCAAGATTGACCCTGGTGTAGTGGATGCCTATGTGGAGCAGTTCAATGCCCAAATGGAAGCCGCCAAGCCGAACGAGGCAGATGCTACCAAGACCGAGCTGAACGCCCAGGAAGTGGCACAGAACAAAGCCAGAACGGATATGAATGAGTTCATTTATTCAGCCGTGGGTGGTGAAGATAAGTTTGGAACCCTCGCCGGGGTATTGAAGAAGAATCTTCCCCAGGCAGAGATCGACGTTATCAATGCAAAGCTTGCCTCAGACAATAAGGGGTTAGTATCAGAAGGACTTAAACAAGCTGTGGATGCGTACACAAAGACCACAGGAAGGAGTAGTACCCGTATGGCTGGAGATACCCCCAACAACGAAGGCGACACATTTAACTTTATGAGCAAAACGCAGTTCCAGAAGGCCATTACATCCGAGAAGTACAAGACTGATCCAGCCTATGCTGCTGAAGTTGATGAGAATCGGATGAAATCCAAACGCCTAGATGCTCAGACTACAATGCCCGGCCAGTACAGAAACTTTCGAAATGGTGAAATGTACACCTTGTAGAACCTCCTGTAATTACTCAGTTTCTAATTACACGTCCTATGTAGATACAAATCAAATAATGCTTAATAAAAGGAGCCTATTATATGGCACTTCAAGACATTTCCGCAAACCTAATGTACCCCATGGCACAGAACCTTTCCGTGGACAAGTTTGCACTGACTATCGAAAAGTTTGAGGGCACCGTGCATGAAATCATGCGTGCTGCTTCTCTCCTGGATTCCATTCACCAGTTCGTTCCCCTGATTGGTACCGACACCATGTCCAATGATGTCATGGGTCGTCCCACCCTACAGTCCGTCACCGCAGGTGTAGAGCCTGAAGGTAAACAGATCGAAGTTGGTAAGCAGACCGTTCAGGTTAAGACTCCCATTATTGCCCGGGTAACCACTCCCATGCTGGCGAAAGTGCAGTCCCATCTTGATATCTTCGGTAAAACCCCTGGCAACTTCGCCAAAGAAATGGCTGTGGCCCAGGACGAGGTTCTGTTCGTCCAGATGGTTAAGTCCGCCTTGTATGACTCTGGTGCTGGCCTTGGTTCCGGTAAGATTCTCCCTAAAGGTTCTGGTGTAACCCTGGCCGCCGGGGGTGATGAACTCGATCCTGACAAACTTGCTGATGCTGTATTTGCAATTGCCCAGGCCCTGGCTGAGAAAGATGTTGATCAGGATGATGGTAAGCTCTATATAGCACCCGCTCAGTATTTCACCTTGCTCAAGAATGAGAAACTCCTGAATAAGGACTTCACGAAAGACAATGGGTCCTATGCCCATGCCGCCATTGATGTGGCCTCTGGTATGCCTTTGGTAATGACGAACCGTCTGACCCAGGCTGCTGATACCGTTGCTGTGCCCGTGAAAGCTGATTCTGTGGCTGCCTTGTACGGTGCCGCTTATGAAACCTCTGCCGCTGAAGCCAAGACCGTGGCCTTGTTCGGTGGTGCTGACTCCATTATGGTCGCAGAGTCCATCCCCATGACTTCTGATGTGTACTGGGAGAAACGTCTCCTAACTTGGTTCGTTGATATGTACACCGCATTCGGTTGCGCCCCTGACCGGACTGACGTGAATGGTATCATTCAGAAGCTCTAAATTTTAATAAAAGCCCTCTCAACCCTCGTAAATGTTGAGGGGGCTTTTTTTCGTATCGGAGACTTTATGAAACAAACTGAGTTATCTATGGTGAATGCCCTCCTTGAATCCATAGAGGAGAGTCCAGTCCAATCCATCGATCTAACACACCCCGATGTACAACTTGCCTTAGATATTTGGGACACAGAGAGCATCGGTGTTCAGGGTGTTGGCTGGTGGTTCAACACAGAGGTATACGAATTAAGTATTGACACCAGATCTGGTGAGGTATTCCTACCGGCAAATATCATTTCTATTGACGCCCCTGGTACTACATTGGTTAAGAGAGGCAGACGTTTATATAATAACATAGGACATACCTACCTATTTGATGTAGCTGAGACTACCCAGGACGACCTCACCATTACATGCCTTATGGAGTGGTCATTAGAGGAACTCCCCCCAACAGTATACGGGTACATTTTAGCGTTATGTAAAATAGCTATTGTAGCCAATAGGGATTTCGATGCCGCACGCCTCCAAGGTCTGGAGAGGATGGCTGGTATACGTTTAGTCTCTCTACAGAAGCAGCATCTTAGGTACAGTGATCCTAACAGGCTTAATGTTAATGCTGCCGCATTGATGTTGAGTAGGCAAGTACAGAGGTACAATGGATGACAAAGTATAACGGGAATATAGGGAACGTCCTACAGGGTGTCTCCCAACAAGCTAGACGGGATCGTCGCCCTGAGCAGGTTGGTATCCAAGATAATTGCCTCAGTTCCATAACGAAAGGTACCGGGAAGCGCCCTGGATGCACGCTACAGGCATCTGATATGGCCTTACCTGGGTTCGTTACAGGTGCTAAACACACCTATGATCGTGGTGATGGTACTGAGCGTTATACCATATGTGTGATTGACGGGAATTATACTGTCACAGATCTTCTAACAGGTGATAGAGTACCTCAGGGAGGTACAACATTGGCGTACTTCCAGGATTTCTCTGGATTAGGTAAAGAGCCCCAGGAGTACATGAAGTTCTTTACAATAGCAGATACAACATTTGTGGTTAATACAACGGCTGTTCCAGAGATGTCTGGTCCTGATGTTAAACCTGCATGGCAAGCTATCATTTACTTAGCGTCCGCTAACTATGGTTTCAAGTATAGTATAGTCGCTGATGGGGTAGAGATAGCAGCCTATACAACACCTACCACGGTCACCTTACACGTATCAGCAACGGAGCAGGATATTAATAAGGCTAAAGGTCTGAAGACCTCCGATATAATGACGGCGTTACAACCAGGGTTGAACACATGGTGTGCAGCTAACAGCATTGTGCCCACATACTCGGAAGATGCTTCAGTAGTAGTCCTAACTGCACCCGACAACGATGGTTTTAAATTAGAGGTATTTGACGACAATAACAATAATGATCTTCGTATAATTGGTGATGTACACACGAAATACTCGGAGCTTCCAGCCAAGTGCCTTAGTGAGTATAAGGTTAAGATTACCGGTGTTGATACTGATACCGATAATGATTACTACGTGAAGTTTATACGTGATGACGGCACTTCCGGTGTAGGTAGAGGCAGATGGCAGGAGTGTGTTGGCTTCAATATGGACCAATATTTAGACCCGAGCACCATGCCTCATAAAATTACCCGTGAGGTAACTGGCTTTAAGATGGAGGAGAATGACTGGATACCACGCGTGGCTGGGGATGATAACACAAACCCGAAGCCATCTTTTGTAGGTAGTACAATAAGTGGTGTAGCTATGTACCAGGATAGATTGACCTTCCTGACTGAGGAGAATGTGGTAGCCTCAGTAACCTTTGACCACTTCAATATGTTCTCTCAGTCAGTTATCAAGTCCTCCTCGGATGATCCAATCGACACAGCCTCGTCCGATAACACAGTGACGAACCTGGAGCATATGCTGGTATTTGACTCATCCTTGATGGTATTCTCTAACAAGGCCCAGTTCATACATCCTGGGACAACAGCGTTTACATCCGACTTATTCGCCTTAACCTCTAAGACTAGGTATAACA